CTATTGGCCCCTATAATTGCGACCTTGCTTCCGGCTCCGTCGCCGTGGAAATATGGGGCGGTCACTGGCACTTCTTCGGTGAACACGCCGCTAGACTTGAGGAACGTTTCCGCTATATCCTCAGCCGTGGTTGGTGCATTTATGTTCTTCCAGTCTGCGAAGGTTTCCCCATTACGGAGGCCGTGTGCGATCACCTCGCTGCCTACATCAAGGCTGTCGGCACGAACAAACCCTCGCCGTGTGAGTATCGGGTGGTTTGGGGTGCAGGTAAATTCTCTACCGGAGGCAGTCTTGAAGATGAACACATTGCCGTCGTAAAGCCGTTTACTAGCCGCCAAAATCCCATCACTGGCAGATACGAGACAGTCCTTCGTTAGGCAATTAGGGTGAAGCGGAGGGTGTTTTATCGGTTCATATCCAAACTTTAACGTGATCGGATTGCCTGCGTCCCCGTCAACCGTCAAAGAAGTGCCTTTATCGAACCATGTGCCGCTTAGATTCTTAACCTTGCCGTGCATAGATCGACAATACGGGCATCGGCGGTCATCTGCAACCGTGTCCCATTTAACACCTGTGACAACGCCTGATTGCTCCCAGGCAAGCACTGTACCTTCATTGTGTGCCCAGATAGTCTCTGTTCGGACTACTCGGTCAGCTTTAAATCGTGCATCGAACTGAGTCCGGACACGCTTGATCGTACCGCTACGGGATTCACCGGCGGCGATTGATTCTGCGATATCGTCTCTGATTTCCCGCTGCACAGTAGTAGCTACAGACCTAATCTGACCTGCTCTATCATCTAAAGACCGCAATACGGCGGGACTGGAGGCGTTTACTGCCGCTCCAGGCTTTGCTAATTCCATCGCTTCGACAAGTCCTATATCCAGAAGGCCCCTAATATATGTCCCAGACTGTAATGCTATCTCATCAGCCCATTTAGCCTCATTGTATACCGAACTGATAATATCATCTGCAGATGCGGCAAAAGCGGCATCACTGGCTTCGTCTTCGATCGCCTTGGGCTTGCCGTAAGCTTTGAGGTTCTTAATTACCTCGGCTTCCATAGCCTTGAATACCCTTATCATGGCCGCAATAAACAACCTCGGCATAAAGTCAGGTTCAGGCAGGTCGTTTGTTTGGCCCTCTCGCTTTACGACCTTTTTAGGCTCTGGTTTTGGCTCGTCTACTGTCTCGACCTCTATCGGCTGTGGTTCTACTGGCTCATCGCCCCACGGGGCCGGGTCTACGCCGTCCTTTGCCCGTTCCTCATTGATAGAGGAGTATTTAGTCCTTAGGAGGGTTTCGATCTCCTTGAGCCGCTGTTCGCCGTCTACTGGAATAGCGTCATCAAACAGCAAGAACAGGTCTTCTCCCCAATTAGGAGTGAATTGCTCGTTTAATTTCTGTTCGATCATAGTTAGCTTAGGGTTAATGGTGAACTGCATCCATAGCTTGATAGAAGACCGGAGGTTATCCCGCGATATCTCTGTAGGTACTACGAATGTCAGAGGCACGCCATAAACGCCGCATGTTTCTTCAAGGGTTGTCTTTCGTCCCTGAACAAAGCCCATGTCCTTTGGCTTATGTCCGTATTCGTGGACTTTTGATCCACCAGAGGCCACAAAAAGCTTGCCTGTATTCTTAACGCCACCTGTGCCACTTCTGTAACTGGCTTGAATCCGCTTACGCTCTGTATCGCTTAATGTGCTATCAACAGGGATTTCCATGACCATTGACGGATTGCCACCGTTTTTGAAATTGGCAATCTCGTATTGATTCATGGCCTCGTTAAGATCGATAGACTGTTCGCCAGCCTTTGTTGGAGAATCGCCCTTAAGCGGGCAGATCATTGAGGTGTATTTGAAGTGGATAATATCTTTGGGGTTAAAGTTACTTGTATGTTGACCAACTTTGTATTCATAGCTAGCGATCCGCTTTTCGTTCTTAGTGAGTTTGACTTTGACGTATTGAGACTGTAAAGGCCATATATTAAGAATAACCCCGCCCATACCTCGCTGTAACCACCAGTAATCAACACCGATCGCCTCCAGGTACTTAACTGTGATCTCTTTAAGGTCGAAAGCGTTATTGTTGGGATTCACTTGACGGAGTAAGTCTATGATAGGATGGTCTGTGACCTCTTCAAGCTGGGCTGCGGTACTTACTCTCTCTGCAAGCTTAGTATGCAGGAAGGCGTGTCTTTCTTTGCTCAGTGGGGTCGTCTTGATACCTTTGGTCGTCTTTGTGGACTTTGTGGTGTACAGCCTCAGCGGTACTTGCGCACATGCCTTTGCATTGCGGTCGATACACGTCCAACTCCAGCCCCGTATCTTAGCAATAAGCTGGGCATCGTTCGCTGCGCCTTGGTAATCAGTAGATAGGCCACACATCTCCAAAACAGAGTAGTGCATGGCCTTGCGGAATAAATACCCTAATACTTTGCTTTTAAATGACATATATAAACCTATACCATATTATTTGTTAGTTGTCAAGAACAAAGTTTGCCTTGCCTAACATTTATTTTAATAACTTACCTGCCTTGTCCCGTTTCCATATACTCAGCTTCGGTTTTTTGAACGGCCAGTTAGCGGAAACCTTCTTTTCGTTGCATGGCCGGCGGTTTGAGCCTTTGCTCATTTCGGCCCTTCTGTTCCTACGTCTTTAATCATGGTGATTGTTCCACATTAGTCAACGCCTTATCTTCTCTGCGATACATGCACCTCACATTGCATTGAGTGCAGTTGCCTTCACAGTTATCGGTATTCCTTAGGTCAAGCTTCACCTGCTCTCCCGGCTGTATGCTTATTACTTCTTTGCGGGGAAGGGGGGCGGCTTTTAAGTCATCTGCTAGTTGGCAAATGCCGTCGATAGTGGAGTCGCTCATATGAACGTCTATTCCCTCTAGGTAATCCGTCAATCTTTCTTTGTAAGTCATTGGTTTATCTCCTTATCTAAAACGTTTTGCACTATTTCCTGCAACTGCCTTACGGCTGCTATCGGGTCGCATTCCGGATCTTCCCAATTAACAGCTACGGCAAGTTTCATTTTCCCCTGCTCCGGCTTCGGGTCTTTGACCTTTGGCGTGGGTGAAGTGTCGGTTACTTCTAGTAGAACGCCCTCTGGTATTTTCATATTACGGTTCGGGCAATCAAACGCATGATTTCCCCCTGTGTCTGTTTCACAGTATGCACATTTCATAATTCGGTCCCTTTCTACATGTTATTCCATATTGCCGGGTCGTTCGCGTCAAGCGGCTCGTAGTCCACGAACCCGTCTTTAGTAAACATATTATCCTTGTTTTCCTTGTCACCGATCACTTCCAGGTCTACTTTACCACCTCCTACTAGCTTTGTCAATACATACCTTGTGGCGTCGATTAGATGGTTGAACAGGTCGGCAGGCTTATTTAACAGCGTCCCGTCTTTCTTCTCTGCCCACTTATAGGAACTAAACTCTTTGCGGAGATTGGGGCTATTGTGGTCAAGTAACACATTGTACTGTCTAATCCGCTGTATTCCATGCAGGATCGAGTCCGGCCCCTTCTGGCATGGCACTATGCAAAGCCCTGTGTTGCGTATCTCGGTGATTGACTTTGGTTCGGCACAATCAGCCACAATTATCTCTTGCCCGGCTACAGGGGCTAGTCTGGCGGCAATCATGGGGTTCGTGAGCTTTGTCTCGTACAGATGCTCCCTGATATACAGGTCGTCGTCCTTTATAGCTATCTCTACGACCGCGCTTGGATCAATAGCGAACCCGAAGTCAAGCCCGAACCCGCTGTGATCCGGACTATCATGCCAATCCCTTGTAAGGCTCCAATTCTCGAATATAACCCCTTTGAGGTTGCCCCACATTCCAAGGCAGTAGATGTTGTAGAAGTTCTTGTCACGGTCAACCAGGCTCTCTAATTGGGCTTTGTACGTCTTGTCGATATAAAGGTTGTCTTTATAAGTGGAGTGCATGACGGTCATGTGGAATACTATTTCTTCGCCATCTACGTCTGCTGAGTACTTACGCCGTACAAACTTCTGCCCGCCCTCGATTTTAGCCTGGAGGTCATCCCCGAATAACTCTTGCCTTATCCAGTGTTGCTCATTGATAGGGTTGAGAGTGCCGATTATCTGCTTGTAGTCGGGTAAATGACCCCTTAGTCTAAGGTCAAGCTGGTAGAAGTCATCTTTCGTAAACTCGGTCATCT